GCGTTGGCAGTCTGTATTCGTCAGCCACATTACAAACAACATGTGATGCAGCAGATGATGTAATCCTTCCTATGTTATGGGCAAATTATGAATTTAATTCAGCTCATAGCAACACAACAACTGAAGGCACTTTATATTTTGATTTTGACATAACAAATGTTTTTTATGTAGGTCAAGTTGTTACTATAAGTCAAAATGGCAGCCCTTTTAATGGTTCAAAAACTCTGACAGCTGTCGGAGAAGATTCAATTACCTTTGCAGTTACTGGCTTACCTACTGCTACTGTCAAGCATGCCGCTGTTCCTTTTGGAAAAGTTGCTGGCACATCCAATGTCGATTGGACAGCAGATTCAGCCGTACAAGAAGCAGCTTTAATGATCGCTGTTGATATCTGGCAAGCCCGTCAAACCACAAGTTCAGGCGGCGTTGCTGTTGATTTCCAGCCCTCACCTTGGAAGATGGGTTCAGGACTTCTTGCAAGGGTACGAGGTTTACTCGCACATACACTCGATCCGCGTTCAATGGTTGGGTAGGCCATGACAGTTGCTATCACTACACTTAGAACCACACTTGCCACAGCGTTAGTTAATAACGCCAAATGGCAAACATTTGCTTACCCACCAGCAACAATTCTTGCCAATTCAGTCATTGTAAGTCCAGATAATCCGTACCTTACTCCAAACAATAATAGTCGTAGCACTATTAGCCCATTGGCAAACTTTAAGCTACTTATCACTGTTCCTCTTTTTGACAACGAGGGGAATCTTAATGGCATTGAAGATGCAGTTGTAAGTGTGTTCGCACAACTTGCAGCGACTTCATTGGTCTATAATGTAGGCGCAGTCAGCGCACCAAGCGTTCTCGAAGCTCCATCAGGCACACTTTTGAGTTGCGAGATGTCCGTATCAATACTAACAAGTTGGAGTTAAATTATGTCCGATAACGACAAGGCAAACGCAGATTGGCTCGTGCGAATCGGTCAAGCTGCAACAGCACCAAAACCAGTTACTAAGAAAGATGAGGAATAATCATGGCTCAAGGCTTAACCAATAAGGTCGGTTTCAAGGTAGGCACAACGAGTCCTGCTTCAATCGATCTCAGTACCTATGTCACTAGCTTTACATTAAATCGTTCAGTTGAATCTTTGGATGTCACATCTATGGGTGATACAGGAAGACGCCAAGTGGCGGGGCTTCAAAATAATTCGATTACTGTGGAACTTATCAATGACGATGCTGCATCAGCAGTTCTACAGACAATGAACACATTGTTTGCTACAAACGCTTATTTCAAGTGCGCACTAGATTCAGCTTCTGTAGGCTCTGCTGCAAATCCATTTTACAGTGGGCTTATGCTTGTAGATGCGATTACTCCGATTGGTTCAGGCGGCGTAGGCGATCTAGGAATGCAGAGTTTAACTTTTCAGGTGTCTGGTGCAATTACAGTTACAACAACTGGTTCATTCTAACAACTAATCAAAGGGGCAAATCATGGCACAATTGAAAATCACATTCAACGATGGAAAAGAGTTGGTCGGAGAGATAACTCCTCTTTTGGAATATCAATTTGAACAACACTACAAAAAGGGCTTCCATAAAGCGTTTCGTGAAGAAGAAATGCAAAGTATGGTTTATTTTTTGGCTCATGAAATTACTAAACGCAGTGGTGAAGCAGTAGATGCAAGGCTTGAAACTTTTATTGGCACTCTTAAAAGTGTTGAGGTAGAAGATTCAAACCCTTTGTTGTAAAGCGCGACCTTCCATTCACCTATCTGATTGCTAGGCTAAGCATTAGATTGGGAGTCGCGCCACAGCAATTATTGGAATTAGATCAAACAATGCTTAGGGCATTACTTGATGGCCTGAAAGATGAAGCAAGGGAGAGCGAAAATGCCAGTAGAAGTAAAGGGCGTCATCGCACTCCGTAAAGCACTTAATGCCTATGCTCCAGATTTGGCTAAAGAACTCACAGGTGAAATAACCAAGTCTCTAAAAGTCATTCAAAAGGATGCTCGGGGTTTTGTGCCTAACAAAGCTCCAGCTGGTCTTTACAATTGGGAGTTCAATCCTAATCGTAAATTAACTGCCAAAAACTCTATGTTTAGAACTTTTGCACCAGAGGGAGAACGAGTGCGATTCTTCCCACTTTACAATGCCACTGAAATCAAGCGCGGTATTGTCTATCGCACTGGTTATGGCAAGCCAAATGCTAGAGGGTTTAGATCATTGTTCAGAGTAAAAAATATGTCCGCAGCTGGTGCAATCTATGAAACTGCTGGTCGAAAAAACCCTGCTGGTGATCCAGCAAGCAAATCTAATAACCCTAATGCTGGTGCGAGGTTTGTTCAACAAGGTGCTTTATATGGTCGCAAGCGTGATGGGCAAGACATGCGAGGTCGCCTTTTGTTTCGTGCTTGGGATCAAGATGAGGGCAAGCAAACTACAGCTATTTTTAAAGCTATTGATGTAGTCAATGCTAAGTTTAACAAGCGCACAACTGTGAGCAGTTCGCAGGCAATTGCATGAGCAACATTCTTATCAGCCTTGCGGCTGAATTTACTGGCAAGAAAGCATTTAAGGATGCAGATAGCGCAACTAAAAAACTAACTAACAATGTTAAAAAACTAGCTGGAGCAGTTGGTCTTGCTTATGGTACTTCTGCAATTATTGCTTATGGTAAAGCATCTGTAAAGGCATTTGTTCAAGACGATAATGCGGCGCGTTCTCTTGGAGTAACTCTTAAAAATCTTGGCCTTGAAACAGGCAACACTTCAATCTATATCAACGACTTAATAAGTCGCATGGAAAAGCAAACAGGCGTTCTTGATGATGAGCTTCGTCCTGCTATGGATCGTTTGCTTCGCGCTACTGGTTCAATTACAAAAGCGCAAGACCTCTTAGGTTTAGCGTTAGATATTTCAGCAGGAACAGGTAAAGACCTAACATCAGTAACCCAAGCCTTACAAAAGGCTTACCTTGGCAATACTGCCTCATTAAGCAAATTAGGAGTAGGACTTAGCAAGGCAGAACTTACTGCATCATCGTTTCAAGCAATCCAGAAAAAATTAACTGTCCTTTTTGCTGGTCAGGCATCCAGTGCTGCTGCAAGTTACTCTGGACAATTAAACAAATTAACTATTGCTAGTAACAATGTTAAGGAAGCAATTGGTGCTGGAATTGTTGATGCTTTAGGCACTTTATCCGATGATGATACTATTTCTAATTTGACTACTAACATGGAAAATTTGGCAATTTATGTTGCTGATGTTATTCGTGGATTTGGTCTAATGGCTTCCGCATTGAAAAATATTCCAGGAATTTCTGGATTTGATGTAGGAATGATTCCTATCCTTGGTACTTATATTAAAGTATTGCAAGATGCTGGTGCGCAATCTCGCCGTATTACTGAAGTAGCCCAAGGCAAGAATCCTATTCAAGGTGGAAGTTATCTTAATTTTACAAAGAAAGTCACTGCTCTCACTAAAGAACAAACTGCGGCAGAACTAAAAAAGTTAGCTGCTAAAAAACTTTCCCTTGCTATTGACAAAGCTAATCTTGCTCTTGGTAAAGGTAAAGACCTTTTTGATAATGAGGCTATTTCATTAAACGCCGCCATGATCAATCAAGCTCAGCAGCTAGGCCAGACACAAAACGCAGCAGCCGCAGCAATGATCATTGCGGATATGCAACGCCTTAAAATCAAGCAAGACATAATCGCATTAGAAGATGCTATTGCTTCAAAAGATACAGCTCGCATTGAAGCTGCCACTAAAATACTTAATGCCGATATTGGAATCCTTGGTGCTTTAACAGGTCAAAACAATAAAGTGATTGATATTAAATCAATTCTTGATAGCATGAAATCTACTGATCTAATTAACCTAGCAAATCTTGAAGCTGCATTGGCACTTTTGGCTAAGTTTAAGTTTCCAACTTTAAGTATGCCAAGTAGCGGAGATACTACTACTAAACCAAACCCTTTTGTAGGCCAACCTATATTAGATAAATTAACAGGCAAAGAATCCATAGACGCTATTTTGGAATACTCAGATGCTGTTACAACTTTAGCCAATGTTATGGCAGATACTTTAGATGCACAAAATTACGCAGACTTTTTATCGTTAGTCGAATATCAAAAGAAATTGGGCGATTTTGGCGGATATAGTAAGACTATGAATCAAGGCGCAGGTTACGGGGCTGGCGGTGTAGTAGTCACAATTGTAGATAATACAAGTGGTCTTATTGAAGTTGTACAAAATGCCGTTATTGAAAATAATCGAAATGGCAACAGCACACAATACGCTGGAGCAATTTAATGGCAGTACCAACACTTAGCGCGATTATTAACTTTTCACAAGGGCCATCTTTTACGCAGACAATGACTCTTGATTCAGGACTTCTCGGCACAAATATTCTTGGCGATTCAGCGGCAGTTATTGTCGATGTTTCTAATCAAATCAATATGGTTTCTACTTCGCGTGGTCGCAATGCGCAGGCTGACCAATTTCAAACTGGCACATTGACCTTGCGCCTAATTGATGAGTCAGGCATATTCAATCCCCAAAACCCATCATCTCCCTACTATCAGCTTCTTACTCCAATGCGTAAAGTGCAAATAAGTGCAAACTGGAACAGCGTCAATTATCCAATTTTTAGTGGTTACATTACGAGTTACACAACAACACAACCAGAAGCAAGTGCTAATGAAGTTGCTTATACTGTTATTACAGCCGTTGATGCTTTCCGATTATTCCAAAATGCGCAGATTGCCACAGTCAGCACAGCAGTAACTAATGAATTATCAGGCGCAAGAATAAATGCCATTCTTGACACAATCTCATGGCCTAGTTCTTTACGCGATGTGGATGCTGGATTAACTGAAATGGCCGCTGATCCTGCAACTGCCAGAACTGCCCTTGCAGCTATGCAGAATGTAGAGATGAGCGAGTATGGCAGTTTCTATGTTTCGGCGGGTGGGTTTGCAACATTTCAAGACCGATCAGTTACTACAGCGGGTTCAGGGGCAAGTCCAGTAGTCTTTAATGACAACGGGACAGGCATTGGCTATTTTAACGCTGTATGGCGTTTAGACGACACGCTGATTTACAACTCAGCTCAAATAACTAGGACTGGTGGAACAACTCAGACTGCAAGCGATGCCGCTTCTATTGCCAAATACTTCTTGCACAGCTACAACCAACAAAACCTGCTTATGACTACAGATGCCATTGCCCTGCAATATGCACAATCCTATGTGGCTAGTCGTCAAGAAACGAGCATTCGATGCGATGCAATTGAGCTTGACCTTTACACTAATGATTATGATGCAGGCATTCTTGCTGCCTTAGATTTGGACTTTTTTGACCCAATATCTATCACTACAACTCAGCCTGCTGGATCAACCCTATCGAAGACATTGCAGGTTTTTGGTGTTAAAATGGATATAGGAGTTAATCGTTGGAAAGTTGTCCTGACTACGCTCGAACCTATCATTGATGGATTCGTGTTAGATAGCTCAATTTATGGATTACTTGATACAGGCGTATTAACCTACTAAGGAGAAAAGATGGCAAAACAAACCTTCACCACTGGACAGATTCTGACTGCTGCCCAAATGACATCGCTGCAACAAACAGCAATGGGCGGTGGATCAACAACTGCTAAAACTGCTAGTTATACATTAGTGGCAACCGATGCTGGCACAGTCGTACAGATGAACAGCGCAAGTGCCACAACCATTACAGTTAATACTGGATTGTTTGCCGCTGGAGACACTGTTCAAATTCAAAATGTGGGAAGCGGCGTATGCACTGTGACTGCTGGCACAGCTACAGTTAGCACAAGTGCAACATTAGCCTTAAAGCAATATGACGCAGGCAGCTTGTATTTTAACTCCACAAGTGCGGCCATATTCTTTGCAGTAGATGCAGCTGATGGTATGGCCAATGTCCTTACTACAACAGGCGATACAATTTATTCATCAAGCGGCACAACTGCTGCCCGTCTTGGTATTGGCTCAACTGGTCAAGTCTTGACTGTTGCATCAGGTATTCCAAGTTGGGCTACACCATCAAGCGGTGGATCAAGTTTTGTTGGCGTTAAATGCACACAAAGCACAAATCAATCGATAACGAATGCTACTACTACTGTTTTAACTTGGGACGGCGAAGATTTTGATACAGATGCTTTTCATAGCACTTCGAGCAATACTGGAAGAATTACAATTCCATCAGGTAAGGCAGGTTATTATAGAATCTTAGGACTTGTAAGCAGCGATGGCAGCGCAACTGGGACAAGATATTTAATGGTCTATAAAAATGGAACAAGTGTTGCTGAAAGCATTTTGACACCTTCAACAATTTTTCCATCAAATACTGTCAGCACAGTTTTGAATCTAGCGGTTGCCGATTATGTCGAATTACGTTACAACCAAAGCAGTGGCTCTACACAGCCAGCATATACAAACGGCGTTTATGGCACTTTTACAGCACAATTTTTAGGAGCATAAATGACACTTTATGAGCAAATTATGGCAGTTTATCCAGAATTGACTGCTGAAGATTTTGATTACAGATTTGGCACAATTGGTTTAAGTGATGATTCTGACGGATTAGGCGCATACATTTCTAAATGGAATTATTCAAAGCCAATTCCAGACGGATTAAAACTAGGCAAATAGTGGAACACTTGACTAAGATAATTGCTCATGAAGCCACACTTATCTAAAGCTGCTATCCAGTTACGAGAGCAGATAGATGATTCCTTCCCAGATCGTGACAGGGCATCGGATGGTTGGGTCGGTGATACCCGACACGCTGCTCGCAAGTCTGATCATAATCCAGATGAGCAGGGTTGGGTTCGTGCCATTGACATTGACGCAGATTTATTCGGTGCAGGGGTCAAGCCGCATATCATGCCAGACCTTGCAGATCAGCTTCGAATCAGTTGCAAGTCTAAGGCAGAAAAGCGCATCTCGTACATTATTTTTAACGGCAGGATTGCGTCTC